GACATTAGATGCCTCCTTCAAAAGTTGCGCCGCGTATTGTTCGGGAGTTACTCCAAGCCTCTTGGCGAGGGAGACTTGAGTTGAGGTCAGTTGCACTCTGCGTGGTTTTTTTGCACTCCTGTTAGCGGGGGCAACCACGTTACCAGTTTGACGGGGCGGTGCTTCCTCAACTTCTACCTCGTCAAACTTGTCTGGAAACCTTTTGCGCATGGCCTCATCGACCGCGCTATAATACTCTTCTACCCTTTGTGGGTTTGCCGGATCAATACCATTTTTCGTCAGGCGCTCATGAACGCCAAAAGCAAACCCGGTCATTTCCTCATCTTGCCCGAACCACTTGTTCTCGGATGCCCACTGTTTTGTACGATCGTCTAATTGTACTTGGGGCTGCTGAACGGGCTGTTCGGCAGGGGCCTCTGGCACAGGCGTTTCGGCCTGACGCTTTTGCGGCTTGTAGGAGTTGACCCTGATCTTTTCTGCCTGAAGCGCGGATAGCTGCTCCTGTGCATCTACAATCTTGTCAGGGTCGCCTGTCTCGTAAGCCTCTTTGTAGGCCGCTTTTGCGTTGTTGATCTGTGCCTCGACACGAGTTTTTGCCTGCTCTACGAGAGTGTTTTCGCCCTCATCAAGAGTTTTGCGGAGCCTGTTGTTCTCCTCTTGGAGCTTTTGGGCATAAGACACGGCCTCTTCACGAATGCGCTGGGCCTCTTCTTTTGCCCTGCGTTCCTCGTGATACTCGTATTTGATCTGCTTGATGCGCTTCTGGACGTTCTCTCCATAGCTGGAGACCTCATCATCCTCGCTTGCTTCAGGCTCTTTTTCAGCCTTCCTCTTGGGACGATCACGATCCTCTGGCGGAGTATCATCGACAATGTCGATCTCCAGTTCGCCGGAATCAACGATCTCTACCTCGTTCTCTTCGGGCAGTTCGTCAAACTTCTCTGCTGGGTTCGTACTCATGCTCTTGTGTATCCTCTTGGGTCATCGACCACTGCTTCTACAGTGTCGTCATTGATCAAACGGAACTCCTGCTTATCAATCTTGAAGCGAGTGCCTGAATAGGATCTGAAGATGACAAAGTCTCCTTCTTGGCAATACGGGCCATTCGGGAACTTGTCTTTGTCCATATAGGCGTCAGGACCAGCCTTGACTACGAAGCCAATGACCGATGCTGTCTGCTCTGCTGATTTGAGGGAGTCGGGCATGTAAACGCCGCTGTCCGTCTTCTCTTTTACCTCTAAGGGCTTGATCAAGAGTTTGTAGCCCGAAGGCTCTGGTATTTTGTTTGCGACCCTTTGATCGACTTCTTTGACTTCAGAATACATCTGTCTTCCTTGCAGTGATTGAGGTTCACAGTACCTTGCGGCCCTAGCCGTTACTCCTCTTGGAGAAGTTTTTCCAAATCTAATACATCTCGCTCTATTAACGCAAGAGCCTCTACTTTGCCAACAAGTCGCATATAGGACTCAAAGTCCTCACAGCCCCCACCAGCCATATGATCCGCAATGTGATTCATGTATTCGCGTATTTTCTGCCTAACGGCTTCAAGCTCATTCATCGCTCTCTGTTATCTCCCTTGCTATTTCACGCCCAAGCTCAATGCCTTCCCTGATATCTTCACGGCGAGCATCATCTGCCTTTTGGGCGATCTGGACTCCGAGTCTTGCGCCTTCGCGCTTTTCCTCCGACTCGATACGATCTTTCTGCACTTCTACATTCGCGGCTTTGGCCTGAACATCTGATTGCAACTTGGCGATATCAAGCTGCTTCTTATGCTCAAACTCTGCCTCTTTCAGAGCGAGTTCACGCTGCTGAATCTGGGTAAGTGGGTCTTGCTGTTGCTTCATAGCCTGTTCTTGCGCCATCTCTGCCTGATCTTTCTTCAGCAGCTTGGCTGCGGCTTCAGAGGCAAGGCGGGATATTTCGATTTCCACATCCTCTGGCAGCGGCTTATCTTCATCCGGCATGCCCACGCCAAGGTTCTTTTCGATCTCTTTGCGGTACTGGAACGCTACATGCTCCGTGACATGGGCTGCCATGGCCGCTTGGATTGCGCCAGCAAACGGGCTTTGTCCGATAATCTCTTGCAGCTTTGGATCTTGTGCTGCTGCCAAGTGAACCTGAATGTGGGCCTCATGGTCCTGATACTTGAACGCCTTGACAGGCTCCTGCTTGAGGATCGCCATGTTCTCTGTGACAGGATCGTGCGGCTTGATGTCTTCAGGCAGCTTGATGATTTCGTCAGCATCCTTGATGCCAAGCACCTCCAACATCTGCCTGTGCAGCTTGCCCATGTCGTACAGGTTCGGGGCCTGCTGTGCCAACTGAAGGGCTGCCTGATACTGGACCACACGCTGGGACATGGTGGCTGCATTCGGGTCTGACACCGGGACAACATCAACGCGGTCATCAAAGTCCTTGCGGCGATCAAAATCACCATCCATCTCGTAGGCATACTCTGAAGGCATGTAGTCCTTGATGACTACAGCCAGCAAGCCAAGCTCCCTCTTGAGAGCGGCATGCAATCTGGCCTGAACGCCAGACATCACCTTCATGCTGCGCTCCATCAGAGCGAGCGTGGTGCCTACTGGAGCCTGTGGGTTGAGATTTCCAACTTGTACATCCGCAACGGAGCCAACCCTGCGCCCCTCTTCGACGATGTTTCCAAGCAGTTGATAGAGTACCGACGACGGCTCCTTGTAAGGCAGGAATGCAATAGAATCCCGAATTGCACCACCCGGTACGTCCACATCACGGAACTCCCCCGGCATGAGAGGCGAATCATCGCCTTTAATGCGAAGACCCCTAGCTTTGAGGCCAGCAGGGAGGTTTGATAGCGTGCCAGCGTCAATAAGCTGGCGAAGAATAGAAGTGGCGCTCTTAGCAAGACCGCCAATAAGATGAATAAGACCCGTTCCGTAGAACCCGAGGCCCGGTAAGTAGCGATAATGTACGAAGTGTTGTCTCTTACGCTTTTTAGGATCTCCCTCATACCAGTTCCTCCTTACCGAAAGAACGATCTTGGACGACTTGTCTAGGGTGACGACATACGGACGGGCTATGCCGTCTGGGTCGTCAAAGGGTTCCGGCATGTTCAGATCGACATGGAACTCAAGAACAGTGTGCCGGTCATCATCTTCGATGACGGCTGTCTCTCCTTCGATCTCGTCATACTTCTCCTGAATATCTGAGTAATCCGGCTCAGGGTCAGGAAGCTCGACATCACGGTAAAAGCCGTTGACCTGTAGCTCGACAATCTCGTTGGCGTTCTTCTTCATCACATGCGTATAGCGTGGGCATGTGGCGAGATCAGATGCGCCGTATGACACGACAAAGTCTTCAGCAGGCACGAACATGGCAGAGGGGCGTTCCATCAGCGGATCGTAATACACCTTCTTGAACGCAGAACCGGCCAGAGGAAGACGGAAGAGCATCTGCTCTGTCTCGTCCCTGTATTCGGTCATCTTTTCTGTCAGGAGATAATTCATCTCCTCTTCGACGCGCTGGGCCTGTTCCTGCTTTTCCGCATCCTTGCGTCCAACAATCTTGGTGCGGACGGGGCCTGATGCCGGGAACAACTCCCCCATGGCTTGTGCTTGGAAGCGGACGACTGCCTCTGTGAGAAGTGGGTGGAATACGCCAGCAGCACCCTGCCAAGGCTGAGTGCGCTCTTCGATCTTCATTCCAAGGAGATCAAGGCCGCGAGTATAGCTCCTTGCCCAATCACGACGGGACTGCTTGTCGCTTTCAAAATCTGTGACAAGTTCTGATGCCAAGGATTCAAGATCCGCATCTTCCATGTATTCGGCAAGGTTGGCGTCATGCTCTGGACCCATGATCTGCTCGACCATCTCTCCAGAAAAATCAATGACCATGGATTCATCGTCTCCAGAGATAGAGACCGCGTCTGGATTTATGACCTCAACCTCTACGGCCTCAGTCCCTTCCATCTCTACATCCGATGGTGTCATCTGCTTTTCGACTGCCATTCTAGATCCCCTCAGTAATATTCAACCGGCCTTCTGTAGATTGGCTCATCATCCCACTCATCCATTGAGCTTCTGATCCAACCGCCTTGACGGAACCGCAGAAGAGCCTGTGTTGTGGAGTCTACCAAGTCGTCATTGTCACCAGCGGGAAAGGCTGCACATTCTTCGACAACCTCTTCGGCCCACCTTGTAGCTGGACACCACACAATGCCAGATGCGAACAGGTCACTCACGGCATTGACACGGGCTATCTTATCCTGACCCCTCGACGGTGTAAACTCCGTCACCGGAATCCCCATGGCGCGAAGCTCAAAGATGAGGGGAGATCCAGCGGCTTTTGCTTCCACGATCATCTGATCAGGCTCGTACTCCCAGTATTTTTCGTAGGCAGCGCGTTTGAGATCAGGGAACTCCAGCTTCTCCTTGTACGCATCAAGCAGGATCAGATTGGGTATCGACTCACCGTTTTCATTCGGATGGTGAAACACCCCCCATGTGGTGCAGGCAGAGTAGTCGGCGCGTTGCGTCTTGAGGAAAGCGGTGTCCCAACTCTGAATAATCGCATCGCAGTGGGGCGGGTTCTCGTATTCCCACTCCTGCCACCACTCGCGTTTGATGAGTGCGCCCTCTTCGGATGTGGGGTCTTGCTGATACTGGGCTGACCATTTGGAGACAGGCAGTTCCGCTTTGAGACTATCAAGCTGGTCGATGGGCCAGAACTCTGGCCATAGCGGATCGCCAGACGGCATCACGGCAGGAAGCTCAATCACCTCCCATTCATCAGCGCCCTCTCTTTGTGTGGCGGATTTGATGATCTGACCCGTGAGATCCCGCGTTGACCACCGTGTCATCACGACAATGATGGCTCCCCCCGGCTGTAAACGCTGACGAGGTCCAGACGTATACCACTCGTAGACCTTGTCATAGACCTCTGGGTTGTATGCACCCACCGCAGCGTCCTGCTCTGAGTGCGGATCATCGATAATCAGCACATCAGCACCCTTACCAGTGACGGCACCGCCAACACCAATGGCGAAATAGTCGCCTTTTTTGTTCGTATTCCAGCGTCCAGCCGCTTTTGAGTCGCTTGAAAGCTCTATACCGGGGAAAACCTCTTGGAAATCCTCTTGATTGATCAGGTTACGCACCTTACGACCGAATCCAACGGCCAGTTCGGCGGTATGAGCGGTCTGAATCACCTTTTTTTCGGGATATCTGCCAAGATACCACGCCGGAAACAGGTATGAAGCGAACTCCGACTTGGTATGACGGGGCGGCATGTTGATGATAAGGCGCTTTAGCTCCCCATTCGCCACCCTCTCAAAAGCATCGGCCATCACTTTGTGGTGTCGGCCACTGATAAAGGCTGGCCACATGCGATTTACGAAAGTGAGGAAGTCTGTGCGGGACTCTTCCTTGCCCCTTACCTCTTCAAGCTCGGACAAGAGCGCCAGAATCTCCTGTTTCTGGTCTGGGGGCAGCTTTTGCAGCTTGTTTTTAAGCCCTGCTATCTGGTTCATGCTGCTTCCTAGAGGCTGACGGCGAGGAGGGAGGAGGAAATTCCCATCCCCGCCGGAGACATCGGGAGAACGAATGCCTCGGCAAAACTATATAGTACATAGTATATAATATATATATAATACATAAGCTCTATATCGTTCATGTACTATAAGCCTCATCCTTCAAGTAGAGATCCTCTCTACGTTCATCGATGCATCTAGGCACACAAAGCCCGCAACACTTGCACCTTCCCTTGGAATCAGTCCTCAGATGCGTCTCACAGCGTGGGCATAGGCCCATACGCTCCAAACGATCCATCCTTCCGTCATCATCGTAGATAATCACCCGTATCTCCTGATAGTGAGAAGTGTATGGGGGTGTATGATTCCTACCATCTTTGCCCGATTTGTACCCCCGTACAAAAACAACAGCACATCGGCACAAAAAAACATAGGGGGAGGGGTATTATTTTTGGGGGATATTTGGATGTGTGGAACATCATGTATATACGACGGCCATACGGCGGCGCAAATGGGGTGGGCGGGGGCGGGTGGGGTCTCGCCGACTGCAAAAAACACCCGCTAACCCCTTGTTATGACAGTAATTTTGGGCCTGACCCTAATCGGCCATGAATCTCGCCAGCTTCTGCTGTAGCTCCGCTTCAATATCGTGGGCGGTGCGGTCAGTCTTTTCGCTGGTGACAACATGGTCCTCGAACAAGCCGCATGATCTGCCAAGCTGCGTCAGTGCCGCGACCCGCGAGGTATCGCTCCCGACTGTCGCCTCATGCTTGAGCTTGTCTGTGACCCATATGCGGAGCTTCTCATCGTCTGTCCGCTTTCGTGCGGCGTGTTCCTCACTTAGCGTCTTGATCCTTAGTGCGACCTTAGCGTTCTGTGTCGCCAGCTTACTGGCATTGGTCCAGACTGCGCTTGGCTTTGTTGTCTCGCTCACATTGTATGCCGCACGGTAGGCGTCTGTAAGTCGCTCACCTGATGCGACTAGCTGGGCGAAGTGTTCCTGCTTACTGGTGAGCTTGTCCTTACCTGTATCCCCTACAAGGGTGAGTGATGGTCTATCTGTATCCATGGTGAATTGCCTCCGCTGATCTGCGCTACGCTTGGCCGGGCGTCCAGATTGTTTGCATACCAACAAATCGACACACCCTGTTCCGCTCCCCCGATTTCGGGGAAAATTCGTACTACCGTACAAATCTACAGCTTCCCCCTGATTTTTTGTAGGGCTGTAACGCCCACTGACAGCCAAATAATAGAGACAATGAAAAAAATAGGGCTAATGGGGTTGGCAAGGGTGAATATCCATGATATCGAAGCGTTCTGCTTCAGCAGAGCGCGGCACACGGGGTGCGGCGCTGCCACCGGCATGGTGGCGATACATCAACCGCTTCCCCACTCGCAGGGGGCATTTGGGCGGCTAGGGATTTCGGTCCCGCCATGTCAGTGCAAGGTCTGGCTTCTGGGTTCACCACCCGGATCACCTCTCCCACCCGCGTGACAAGTTGGGGGCGGCATGGCCGCCCTCAATGCTGAAGGCTCAGAATACGCCGCTTCGCGGGGCAGCACCCAATGCGCTGATGCGGCTGGCTCCGGCTGGCCGCGCTTGTAGGCGGGGGCGTAAGTCTGGCAGGGCGGCGGCACGATGCCGTTCCTGCGGAGAGGTTCCCAAAAAAAAACTAGGGCCGGGCGGCACTGTCGCCCTGCCCCTATTCATTTGACACTTTGTCACCACCAACAATCAGGAGACGCCATATGCGCTACTCAATCTTTCAGGTCCACCTTTCCAAGGACGACATCGACTGGCTCAATCAAGGGGTCGAGACAACGCTCACCACTGAATGGATGCAGAACCGCAGCTTTGCGAAATACGCGCCGATGTGGCTGATCTTTGACGGCCACTTTCAACATGCCGCTGAGATCACCACCGACGCTGATGATGCATTCGATATCGGTTGGAACGAAGAGGCCATCGAAGCTGATCTGCAAAACGTGTTCCGCATCGGAAACATCGGGCCAAGGACCGGCACCGGCGTGATCAGCAATGAGGACATCAAGACCGGCGACCGCTTCCATTCGGTATCGGTTGGAGACATCGTCATCGATCCTGCCGATAACGTCTGGCACGTTCAGCCTGTCGGCTGGAAAAAGATCGGCTCTGTGACCGACCCCAGCGGCCCCATGAACCATCTGGTGATCAATGAAGAGTTGGTCGCCGCTGCCGACGCGCAGGATGCCGCGAACAGGGCCGTGGCTGAAGAGCAGGCCCGATACGACGAGATGGCCTCAAATGCAGCCAGCTACTATTTCCAGTCTGGCCAGTAATCAACTGGGCGGGGCTTCACGGCCCCGCCTCTATTCATTTGCTCATTTACCAACCAACCCAAACCAAAGGAGATGACATGAGCAACAAAACTTTCACCGCCGCCGCAGATCGTATCAACCAGATCGGCCTCAACCAGAGCCGCATCAACACGCTCAAGGGTGACGCAAAGGAGATCACCGCAGAGAGCCAAGGGCTGAAGCTCGACAGCTACGCCCACCTGATCGCTGGCATTGCACCGGCCAAGCTCACCGCCAAGGCCAACCTGAATGCCAAGGATCGGGTCGCACTGAAGGGCGACCTGATGGATGCCGGTCAGCAGACCGACAGCATGGCCGACAAGCTGATCAAGAATGCGGTCGGTGCGCGGAACGTCTTCCAGATCGGTGGCGACAACTGGACGCCAGCCGCCGTCAAAGAGGTGTTCGACGCAAACGAGATCACCAGCGAGGCCAAGCTGATCAAGGCTGTCTCCGGTGACGACAAGAAGAGCAAGGTCGCACTGGTGGTCGAGAAGATCGCTGGCCGTCGTTCAACCAAAAAGAACGAGAAGGGTGAGCGGGTCGCTGGCGACAAGTGGCTGGGCGGCTTCAGCTACGACGAGATCGAAGAGTTCCACACCGCTCTCGCCGACGCCCTGCGTACTAGGGGCGAGATGGAAGCTGCCGCACAAGAGGCTGGTGACCAGACCGACCAAGACAACGCCGACGTAAACGAGATGCTCGAAAAGCTCTAGCATCCACCCCAACCATGGCGGGGGCCGACCGGCCCCTGCCCATTTGTTTGACAATTTGTCACCACCAACCAATGGAGAATGCACCAATGAATGCACAACGTCGCCAAGAGCTTTCCGCAATCATCACTGAGCTAGACAAAATTTCGTTCTACTCAATTGAAGACAAGCTGTCTCAGCTTTCCGACCGCATCGAAACCGTCATGTATGACGAGGAAGAGGCCTACGACAATCTGCCGGATGGCCTGAAAAATTCTGCGAAAGGTGAGGCCATGGCTGATGCTATCGGGCTGATGCAGGATGCAATATCGGACATCTACAGCACCATCCAAGAGATGGGCGGCCTGTCAGCATCAGGTATTCTCGAAGAGGTGATAGCGGACTAAAAAAATTGCAGGGGCTTCACGGCCCCTGCCTATTCATTTGATCATTTACCACCAACCTATCGGGAGATTGCACCAATGAAGGTTTTTGATTTTACGAACGGCAAGCGAGGCGACCAAGTCGGCAACGTGCTTTGCACTGGCGGCGGCGGTTGGATGGTCGTGAAGAACGGCGTCAAGTTTAAGGTCGAGCTTGCCAACGACAGGTTTCGCGCCCCGGTCGCTGGCAAGGGCTTTGATGAAGATCGTGCCGGACAGTCTTGGGCTTGGACTAATCAAGCATTCGACAAAGACGATAAACTGATAACGCCTGATCAGTTCGGCGTTGAGGCTATCTGCTTTTGCCTTGGACGCTTCAATGTCTTTGGCCAGATCGGCACCGATGAAGAAGAGTGGTCGTGGGAATGGTTTGTGATCGGCACCGCTGATTGGAACCGTAAATCCTGCAAGGCCGGTATTCTGAAGGCAACCAGAGTGTAGGGAGATTGCACCAATGAAGATCAAGATCGAAGTGAAGAACAACTACGGCAGGCCGGTGGCCTATCCTGTCTGCCCCGCCGCTCACAATTTTGCGGCCATCGCCAAGACTGAGACCCTGACCGCTGACACGCTGAAGCTGATCGGCCTTCTGGGTTATGAGGTCGAGGTGGTCCAGCCTGATCTGTCTGATCTGCTTGGCGTCTAAACATTGCGGGGGCCTCACGGCCCCTGCCCATTTCTTAATTTGTACCATCGTACAAATGGCGGCAACCAACAGCCGCACAACAGCCAGCAAATGGAGATGCACCAAATGGCTACATTACAGCAAGCAATGACTATCGTTCATCAGTCGATGATTTCGCAGGCCCAGTTCGCGCATGACCGTGACGCAAAGCGCGTCGTCGTCATGCTGCAATCTGATCCCGGCACCGGCAAGACAAGCTGCCTTCAGCAAGGTGCTGAAGAGACCGGCGCACGGTCATCCATCCTGTCCATCGCCCAGTATGACCCCGGCGAGTTTCCCGGCTGGACGGTATCGCAGGGCGACGGCATGGTTCGCCTGCGTCCTGATTGGATGCCGGTGAACACGCCAGAAGAACAGGCACGCGCAGAGGCTGGCGAGGTCGTCGGCTGGCTGATCGTGGACGAGCCGCAGAATGCACCGACCATGATGATGAACATCTTGGCGCAGCTTGTGAACGAGCGGCGCGTAGGTCGGCACTATCTGCCGGACGGCTGGGCTATCGTTCTGGCTGGCAACAAGGACAGCAACCGCGCTGGCACCAACAAGATGCCGACGCATCTGCGTGACCGCCTGACGATCATTGAGCTTGAGGCAGAGGTCGAGACCTTTCTTGCCTACGCGAACAAGGTCGGTATGTCCCACCTGATCACCGGCTTTGTCCGCGCACGGCCCGACGCACTGAACGGCTTCAAGCGTGACGCTGTCGCATGGTCGTCGGCGCGTGGCCTTGATCGCACCAACACCATCTTGTCGTGGGGGCTGGACGCTGTGACCCAGCAGATCGCCATTGCCGCGCAGATCGGTGAGGGCATGGCCGCTGAGCTTGCTGGGTTCATCCGCATCCATGACAGCATGGGTGACCCTGCGGAAGCCCTTGCGAACCCGACCACCTATCCGGTGCCGGACGCTGACCCATCAGCCACCTACGCCATGTGTGCGGCTCTGTCCAACATGGCCACGGCTGATAATTTCGCTGCAATGCTCACCTACCTGAAGCGGTTCGATCATCAAGAGTTCGCCGCCTTCACGGTCAAGGACGCATGCAACCGCAAGCCTGAGCTGAAGAAGGTTCCCGCGCTGCGCGACTACCTTCTCTCCCACGGCAAAGAACTTCTTCTGGAGTGGTAATCATGGATGCTTCAACAAAAATTGCTAGGGCCAAGACCCAGCTTGCATACAACCAGCCGTTCTTTGGGGTGTTCGCTTTGGACACCCCTTTCATTCAGGACGACGATCAGCCGACCATGTGTACCAATGGTCAGTGGATCAAGTGGAACAGCGAGGCTGCGCTGCGCTGGTCAGACAGTGAGCGTCAGTTCGTGATCTGTCACGAGATCATGCACATTGCCTTGGAACACTGTGTCGAGATCAAAGAGATCGATGGCGAACCGGCAGATCGCAAGCTGGTCAATGTCGCCATGGATTATGTGATCAACGCGCAGTTGATTGAGGCTGGCATGATCATGCCGGAAGGCGGCCTGTATGACCCACAATATCGGGGCATGGGCTGGCTTCAGGTCTATCGCCTACTGAAGAAGATGTCGCCGCCTGACAGACCCCAGCCCCAGCCATGGGGCGGTGAGGTCGGCACCCCGAAAGACGGTCAGGGTAACACTCTGACCGGCGAGGCTGCCAAGCAGCATCAGAACGATATCAACATCCGCATGACCAAGGCCGTGCAGACGGCTGAGGCGCGGGGTGTGGGCAAGCTGCCAGCCGGTATCGAAGAGGCCGTCAGCAAGCTGCGTCAGACCAAAGTGCGGTTTGAGGATGTTCTGTTGCGGTTCATTGGCGGTGACACGCCAGAGGACTACAGCTTCCGCAAGCCTCACAAGAGGGGCTGGCATGAACATGGCCTGTATCTGCCCACAATGCTCAATGAGGGCGTCGGTGACATCGCCATGCTGTTTGACTGCTCCGGCTCAATGTCCACGCCAGAGCTTGAGCAGGGCTTCTCTGAGGTCAAGTCTCTGGTCGAGGATTTCTGCCCCCGCTCTGTGACTGTCGTGCAGTTCGACGGCGAGGTGCAGAAGGTCGATACATTCGATGATGGCGACTTCATCGACAAGATCGAGTTCACCGGCAGGGGCGGCACCAGAGTGGAACCAGCCTTCAAGTATCTGGATCGGGCCGACGTTCCGCACGATCAGATCATCGTGTTCACCGACATGGGTATCCATGACTATCCCGATATCCATCCTGATGTGCCGGTGCTGTGGGTATCGACTACATCACACTTTGCAGCCCCGCCATTCGGCGAGACGACTGTGATTGAGGTGGGGGCCTAGCGCCCCCACCCAACATTCGTACCATCGTACAAATTGGAGATGCACCAATGAACAAGACCACTTTCAAATACATCGAAGCACTGAAGGCAAAACTTCAGTCTGAGATTGACATCTGGACACCTGTCGTGGGCAAGGAGCTTATCCGCGACTGCCTGAAGCACGGCGACAGCAAATACAACTGGTCGCCAGAAGCGCGTGGCGTCTTTGAGGCACACGAGGCCGACCTCGACTATTATTCTGCGCGGCATGTGTCTGACGCCATTCACGAGGCCGTCAAGATCATACAGAGGCTGAGGAAGAGAGTGTCGGAGTGTGAAGAGTACAACCCGATGTTCAATCACAAAGTGAACAGCAGATTGTGGGCCAATCAGACCATGTCTGGGCAGTTCAAGACTGTTGTCTACAGGCTTGGCATAGACCCAGATCTGGCCCTCGAAAACAATGGCCGTGTGACTTTCAACGTGCCTATGTCTTGGCACCGTAGCGTCTATGAGCGCGGCCTTGCGGTGATCAAATCTGGCAAGGGCAAGCACCTCGTCATCAGCGCAAGACCCACGCCTATGCCATGGGTCGAAGAGCAGGGGATGGTTGCCTTCAAGTGCAAGACAATCTTTTTCCAGCACAAGCGAGGCAATGAGGTTGATGGCTGGCTGGTTCTGTTCAGAGATGGCACCAACTCTGCCAAGACCCCTGTTGTGGGCGACGACGGCAAGCTGCGACTGCCGCATGCGTTCCACGCTGACCTGCGCCGGTCTGTCAGTCTTTTGAACAGTCGGACGTTCCGCTCACTGTCCGACATGCTCTGATCTGGGAAGCACCAGCCTCGCGGCTGGTGCTTTTTATGACAGTAGTATAGAGAGCAACCATTCCGATGGAGAATTGAAATGATCAAAGCTGAAGAAAAAGATATCAACATTCGCGAGTATAGCGAGATGGTTGATCGTCTTGTCGAACATTACTTGGGAGCAATCGAAGACCCAGATACCGCGATTTTTATCGTGGAAGAGTATGTGCATGGCATGTCAACCGATGAAATGAAGCAAGCAATTCAGGGGTTGAAAGCAGCATGATTACATACGACGACGCACCAAACTATCGTTACAGAGGCTATCGATACGTTCCACAGATCATGCACGAAGACGAGGAAGGCATCAGGAAGGCCAGCCACTTTGTGTTCAAGGTCGAGAACTACAACCCCAACAGCAGCGGCATTGCCCTGCCTGACTTCAGTATCAATGCGTCACCCTATCGGTGGCTGACCTATGACGAGTTCAAGCATCACATCGACAACTTGGGAGAAAATGATGACTAAGAACGAGCGTGATAACCTGAAGGTTATCGGAAATCTTTTGCAGATCATGTTTGACGAGGGACTGCCATTCAAATGGGCTGTTGAATATGAGGCGGCTCTTCAGGCTTACATCAACATGAACGGCCCAACTCCAGATGTTCGCCCCCGCCCATGGGCCAAGAATGGGAGGTTAATCAAATGAGGTACTACGCATATTTTCTGGTTGGCTTTATCGGCATGATCTTTGGTGCCGGTATGGCTGAAGACCCTTCAATGAACCTTTTCTACGGCGTTGCCGTGCTTTATCCATCTGTCGGCCTTTTGTGCTACAGTATGGTCAGGCTCGTGATGAGAAAGCATGGCCACTGACTTGTGCGGTGAGTTGTTGGTAGGCTTGAGGGACGCCTAAAGTATGTCGTGTTTCACCGCACAGGTGCATCCCTAACACACATACACCCTCACCAAGAGCGAAAGGGGCAGGACGCACGGGTCTTGCCCCTTTCCATTTCGTACCATCGTACAAATCCAACCACGAGGTAATGATGTCTGAAAATGAAAACGACCTCTTCAATGAGGTGATGCTGGCATTGGCGATGCCAAATCGCATGCTGGTAAATCGTGACGTTCAGCGGCCACAAACGCACAAGGGTGCGGATTGGTCTATACGAAACACCCGCCAGCTTTTGGCTGGCTCAACCAAGTTCATCGTAAGTGACAGCCTGTTGCATCATGCTGTTCTTGCATCACTGGTCAAGCCAAAGGCTCTTCTTGAGGCTTGCAAGTGGGCTATGCCACCCATCGAAAATATGTGGATTGAGTGGAACGAACACCGCCGCGTAGAGCTGATGGCAGAGCAGCTTAAATCCATGGGCATCAAGATAGCTGAAGAGGATGACGACGCATATCGCTCTGAGCGAGTGGGGTATCACATATCCCCTGTCAAAGGGCTGAACATGTATTCCCTTTTCTTTCGGGATACTGACAACAAAATCGCTGTTCCTCTAAATGCTTTCTACATCAAGAACGAAGAGACCATATCGGCAGAAGAGTTCGTGCGAGATCGCGAAACAAATATGTTTGGCTCACAAAAGGGTTTGAGCGATGCCGATGCGGGTCTGGAGTTCTTTGAAGAGCATCAGGTTCAGTATGGCAAAGTTCTCTTGGGAACGCCTTACTGTGCCAACATATTCTCTGGACCAGAGCATCAGAAGTATATCGATCAGGTTTGCCGACGCATGACGTTTGGCATGCACCCTCTTGCTGGCGCTGCGTATCAAGCCAGCTTTGTGAACCCGGTAGACAGTGGCATCTTAAAAACGCCCAGTGATTTCAAGCGTTGGTTCGACGCATCCATACAGATGAATTATGGGGATGCTCGTTTTTTGATGACGCTGATGTCGCTTATCAACTACCCCAACATTCTGATTGAGCGTGATCAGCCAGAGGCGCAGCAGCGCATGATTGCTGGCCGTCGTGTGCCTCGCAACGAGATGCGGGTGATCGAACTTGATCTGCCCAAGCCTCGCGGTGTCACCCGCTACCAGCGCATGTTCAAGGGCATGGGTACGCCCAAGCGTCAGCATGTTCGCCGTGGGCATGTCCGCCGGATAAAGCACAAGGACGGCACAGAGACCACTCGTTGGATACCTGAGATGGTTGTCGGTGACCCAAGCCTTGGCCGCATCGACCACCAGTATGATCTGAAAACGAAAGGGTCAAAAAATGCAGACAAAATATAGACGCAGACACTCCAAGTCTGTTGGCAAGGAGTTGAAAGAGGGCCGCAAGAAGAGAGAGGCTGCGGTGTATACAAAAGCATTTCGGACTAAACAAAAGTTCGGCGCAGCTTCTCCAGTGAGGACAATCTTTACGAAGGGAGATAGTGATGAAGCCTAAAAGAGCGGACGCCTATTTCGTGTGTCAGCAGCAGTTGGCAGAGGTAATCAGGGCAACTGAGCGCATTTTGCTTATGGACGAGTTCCCTGACCCATCTCCAGAGAAAGACATGCTCGACATGGCTGTAAGCAATTTGCAGCAAGCGCAGAGTGATTTGATGAAGGCGCGTTTGCGTATGCACGAATAGAAATGGGGGGCCGAAAGGCCCCCCATTTGTCTTGGGAGTTGTAACCTATTGCACCAGATCACGCTCCACCTTTATACCATCGTACAAATTTAGTCAACTAGAACGGCGCATCGTTTTCATTGTAGGTCGGTGTGTACGTCATGGCCGCGAATGGATCGTGGTCTGTTTCTGAGTATCGGCTGGTGATCGGATTGAAATACAGTTCAGCCATACCCTGCTTTCCCACCCATGAAAACCTACACTTCCACACATGCACTTCACTTATCGACGAGTTGATCGGGTCTGGCCGATGCACGGACAGGCCCACATCTGCTTTTGCAAACCATGCCGCCGACCC